TTGAGGTATTTTTAATGATTCATCATGTAGGTTATCAGGATCAATAACAGAGTCTTTCTGCCACATCTCCTGAATTTTATCAAGGTTCATAAAGGTGTTCTTCCGTCGGGTTCTACTATATTATACACTGTATATTTAAAAACTGCTTCAGCTGTAAAGAAATTTATATCTGTATCTGATGCGGTGAAGTCGAGTGAAGTTAAACTTATTGGAAATAAATCGTTAAATTTTACTATCGCAACATCTCTGTAATTACTATTTAAAATATGCAAACTTCCATCACAAAATGTTTCTCCTCTATCTAATAGTCCATCTTCGTCCGTATTTAAATCTTTGAATTCCTGAGTTGTCTCTGGATATCCCAGTCCTTTCAACCAATTATGAACTAACATATAGTTCTCCAAATTTTCATCTACAAGAAAATTTAAAGTAAAATCACCAAATTGTAATTTATCACCAGGCACATCAATATCTTTTAGATAACTTGATTGGATTGCTGTTCCCAATGTAAGATCCGGAATCCTAGAGGAGTATGAGAAAAAAGTTATTTTTTGATTTTTAGAAAGTGTAAATTTAAATCCAATTGGAGATAAAAAATTACGATTTTCTATTTGATTTTTATACGCTCTAGCCATAATTATTCACTTACAACAGTGGCATTTTTCCACCAACTAGGTTGATAAGTATACGTCTTGTCACCTATTGTACGTGTAACAGACTCATTTTTTTGATTGTTTGCTTCAGTTTCGTCAGTGTAAACTTTACGTGAATCATATTTGTTTGTCCACTTATTGTCTCCTGCATAGTATTCTGCTCCATCTGTTGGTACAGATGAACCTAAAATACTAGTTTTCTTGATGTGATACGGCATTTTTTTTCAATTGGTTTTTAATTTTTTTTGCGTACAAAATTTCTTCCTTTGTATATAAAACTGGATTTTTCTTTGCTCTTTTAATGATAAGTTTAGTTGCTTTTTTATCGTTCATATAAGTATTTATCACATAAAAAAAAGAGGGGAATCCCCTCTTCTGATAGTGAATTGTAAATTTTTTTTAGGTAAGTACCTCCTTACAAATACGTTTACATACAGATTGTCTATCATCACATTCGATTAGACACTCGTAGTATTCTGTAAGTTTTGCATCGTGTTCTTCTTCATATGAACCTGCTAATTGATTATATGATACTAGGTTGTGCATAATAGCTCCATTAAAGAATACAAAAGAAAAGATTACAAAGAGAGTTTCAAAGCATCTTGTTTATCCCAATTCTACCATTATTTAGTTAGGAGATCAACACAAAATAGATTTTATTAACAAAAAGAAATGCCTACGAGTTTATACCTAGACAAAAAAAGAGGGGTGTTGACCCCTCATTTAAAAATTAGTAATTGTCGGTGTTGATCAATTCCTTAGAGTCCCATTCATCCACATGATCTACAATAAACTGTGGGATACAACCTCTGATCCTGTAGTGCTCAGATGGATCAACATCATTAAAAGTTGATCGTCTTCTGTCACCAATGACTTTGTATGTAAGTCTGGTGTATCTGTCAAGATCTGTCATGAACTTCTTCAGTTTCTTCCTTGCCTCTGATGGTAATTTTCTTTTTGTGTAGCATATAATGTCTACTGGAGTCTTTAGTCCATGCTCTAATACTGCTTCACAAAAAGCACGACATGAATATGTGTCAGAATCCATAGAGAATAGGAAGGTAGTTTTGTTATCAACGTCAATCTTAAAGTCTTTCTTTAAGACTTCCATCCAAGGTCCTCTCTCCTTTATACGAACAGCATTCTCACCTTCTCTATATCTCTTCATTATACCATCTACAATAAGAGTGATATTCCTTTGAACAAATACTTTTTGGATATCTAATCTATCCTTTAACCATGAGTTTATGTCAACTGGATTTGGGTTAAGTTCTCCATCACCTATTAGTTTTAAACCAGCTGTGATAACATCTTCTCTTGTTGCTTTAGTAGCAGGATCATGTTTAAGGTTTGCCAAAACACCCGCACTAATTCTTGCTAGTTCACCAGGTTCATCCTTAATAAGATTAACCCAAGGCATTTGTTTCTCCTTGTTTCGTTTTGCTGATATTGCTCGACCCCTACCTTCTACAGGGAGTTCTTTTCCGTTAGAATCTTTTGATCCCATACCTGGTTCTTTTATCTTATAACCATTTACAGAGAAACTATTTTGTAGTGAATCAATTCTGTCATCAGCATTACCTTCTTCCCTGACACCATCATTAGACCATATATCCTCTAATTCATCTACTTCTTCAACTAAATCAAGTGAACCTAAACTGCTGAAGGAATATCCTTTTGGTATATCTATCTCCATACCCACATAGTCTTCAAGATTTATCTCTCCAACTCCGTTAAAACCTGGTAGTTTTTTAGGACCTACAATGTCCTGTGTTGTAATAGTGTACTTCATTTTAATCCGATTGCGTTAGCGTTTGTTTTGCCCACGGTGCCGAAGCGGTGTGAACATAGTATATAGTATACTAAATTTTTGATAATTTGTCAAGTAATCAGATATCCGAACATAAAAAAAAAGACCCCCGAAGGGATCTTTGGAAAGATATGTAATATCTGAATTACATGAGGTTCTGAACTGTGACTCTTCTGTAGTAACGGTTAGAGTTAACTTGAAGTCTTCCAAGACCTTGGTTAGATACGTTACCTTCAGCAAATGGGTTTGCGACGATACCGTAACGAGTCTTAAAGCCAATTTTTGGCTGGAAGGTGTTCTCTCCCACTGCACGAACCATCTGTAGTGGAACGTAAGGGCAATAGAACAGTCCTGCGTCATAAGGTGATGTACCTTTGTAACCCATAACATAATACTGCTTACCAGTACCTGATCCTGAAACAGGAGCATTTGCTGAATATGGGTCAATGTATACTCTATACTTACCTGCAAGGACACCAGCAAATGTATTACCTGTGTCATCTACATTTAAGTTTGCATTAAGTGCAGGAGTGTAATCAAGTACACCAGCCATTGTTAATGCAGAAGCAACGTCAGCAGAACAAAGGATCATGTTACCCTTTCCACGACGAGTTCTTTGTGCGATTGCGTTAGCATCTCTTTCCATCTGGAAGATAAGTCCCTTGAACTTCTCAACTGACCATCTACCGTTTGAATCGATATCTAAATCGAATGTTCCAGCAGTAGCAACGTTTTGAGTAGCACCAGTTTCAGCAGTTTTGTATACTGTACGGATAACTTCTCTGTTGATTTCAGCAAGTATCTCTGTTGAGAGAATGTTTGCTAATTCTGCCTCTGCATTTAGACCATGAATTGCCTTAAGGTCTTGAGCAAGTTCTAAACTGTACTCTGCCTTTAGTGCTCTGGACTTAGCAGTAACGGTGACTTTCTCGATTGAGAATGCCATTTGGTTGAAATCACTACCAGCTGATCCAAGATTCTCAGAATCTTCGGTATCCATACCACGACCAGTTGCATATGCTGCCTGAGTTGCAGCTGTGCTTGGGTTAAGGAGTGATGGGTTGTTCTTATCTGCATCAAATGCACCAGGATTCTGGGCAGTTGTACCCATACCAACGTTGATTCCAGTATTGCCACCTTCATTCTGTGTATATCCTGTACCGATGTCGCCATTTGCGAATGAGGAGGATACACCAGAGAAAGCTGAATCTGGTTCGTCGAATAGTGCTTCACTACCTGATTGAGATGTGAATCTTGATCTCATTGCGAAGATAAGTCCTGTTGGACCTGTCATTGGTTGAACACCAGCTAAGTCGTATGCGACTAAGTTTGGCATTGAACGACGAATCAAACTAATGAGAACAGGGTCGAAACCTGCGGTAGGACCAGGAGCTGGTGCTAATCCACCAAAACCTGTACTTGTGTTTCCGTTTGATCCGGTGCTGTTTGTTGGAACAGCTTCTGAAAGAAATTCTCTTTCTTCTCTAATTGCTTTTTCTTGATTCTCCAGAAGAACTGCAGTCACCATTCTACGATGCTGATCCTTAATAGGATCCATTCCATCATAGTCTAAAAGGGGTGCCCACTTCTCCTGCAGATGCTCAGCGTTAATCTGCATTTGATTTTCCTTTGTTAAGTTTACTTATCATAATAAAATCACTTTCTACTAACTCTCTGTAAAGTCTGAAGATAAGATTCCATTCTACCACTTGTTTGAGGTTGATGACCTGTTTCTGTACTTTCAGATATTGTTTCTGATGTATCTTTTTGTACATCAGGTGAGAAATATGAATTTCTCAGAGTTACTAGTTTTTCACGATAGTTTTCTTCACTTTCGAACTCAACGCTCTCAGCAAGAGATTCTAACTTCTCTTTTTGAGTAACGGCAAGACCCTCAGAGACTTCTGCGAAAATTACGTCGGAAGTTGATTCTGATAATCTCTTCTTAAGAGCAACATTTTTGTCAATTTGCTCGTTGAGTTTATCTTCCATTTCATCAAGTTTTTCTACCATACTATTGAGTACATCATATTTATCTTCAGGGATTGATACATAATGTTCTTCAAAAAGACTCTTCATTCCAGTTAAGAATGAATCAGTCATCTCTGTTTTTAGTCCTCTTTCGAGTGCTAATTCATTTTCAGAGACCCACTCGTCAGCAACATACTCTAAGTATGCATCGACTCTTTCAGTGAGTTCTGTTTTTAATGTAGTAATTTCTTCGGTGAGAGCTTTTTCATACTCTTTCTCCACCTCTTCTTTTACTTCTGCTATTTTTGATTTAATAGCAGCTTCGAAGATTGTTTTTGCTTTCTCTTGAAATTCTTCAGAAAGTTCTTCTCCTGAGAGAAGTGCTTCAATGTCTTCTTCGACACTTATTTCTGTTACAATTTCTTCTTCTGCAACAACTTTTTCTTCCTCAGAAGTTTCTTCTTCAGAAACTACTTCCTCCTCGGAAGCTTCTTCTTCAGAAACAACCTCATCGGTTATCTCTTCATCTTCGGCAACAACCTCACCTTCAGATTCAGATTCTTCTTTTTTCATACCTGCTGGCATAGGGTCTGCAGGTTTAGCTCCCTTATTTACAATATCTTTTACTTGTTTTAATATTGCACCAGGATCTTTTAATTTTGCTGAATCGTCATCAGGTTTATAATTTTCTGGAGTAGGACCACCTAAGTCATCGACTGAAGCATTCATCCCTCCTGTGGTTAACTTCTGCATTGGATCTGCAGGTTTAGCCCCTTTGGTTACTACGTTTTCCATGTTGTGTAATTGTTGCCATCGAGTATTTTTCTATATTTATTTATAGAACTTAAAGATTTGATAAAAAATCGTTAAAGAGATTTAATTTATGTTCCTCTAATATACCTTGATCTACAAGAGTATTAATTCTCTTTTTTGTTTGTGTTGCATGCTGTTCACGAAGAATTCCTCCTTCCCAAACCCATTCCTTTCCTTCCATAATTCCAGATACAAATGCATCAGGAGCTGAAGGATCAGCAACGATATCTGCAGCAGTTGCTAACATAAAATCTTCACCAACTACTTTACATCCATCACGATCCTCTTTTAGTGATCCAACACCACGAGACGAGACTCCGAGTGTTACACCTTCACCAATAAGTGACTTTGCAATCTTACCCATTGGTGTTTCTAAAAGTTGTGCCTTTCCTACGAAATTATTTCCTTCTCTACGAAGTGCAGTAATTTTATGAGATACACGATCTAGGTTAACTGTCGGACCTTCAGGATGTCCGAGTTCACCAAGTGCTCTACCTTTTCCAACAAATGATTCATTGTATCTGCCAACTTCTTTTGCAAGAGTTTCTACAGGATACATTCTGCCATTACGATTCTTGATATTTCCCTGTAAGAAAACACCTTCAATATACATTTTCTTTTTACCGCCTTTTCCTTCAACGATAAATTTAACTTGTGATACTTCTTCGGTAATTAATTTCATTTTTTTAATTGGTAAATCCTACTTTTGCACCTTTTACACTTGTGGCAGCACCAACTGTTTCTGCGTATATACAATGTGCATATGCTTTTTGAATTGTGAGAGATGTATTTCCGTGCATGCTAATTGATCCAATACCAGTTCCACTTTGTGTTTCTACCACAAAAACAGTACTGATTCCAACTCCATCATTTATTAGTCGAACAAGTCGAGCTTCACTAAAACTACTGGCTGCACCTGTAGTTAATGGTAAGTATTCTTCATTACCCAAGATGTGAATGCTTTCTGCCATTATTCTTCCTCAGAGGTTTCCGGTTCGGTGGTCACTTCATTATCTCCAAAAACAGAATCAGCTATAGCAGGTCTTTGACTTTCGATTTTCTGTGCAGCTTTTCCAAATAAAACATCTTTTAATTTGCCAGTTACTTCAGAAGCAGCAGAATCTGTTGCTATCAAATCGATAATTTCTTCCATATTATTAATATATTATTATACTTTATTTATATCTCTGCCGATTTAGTGTCTTTTCCCAACTGTGCATCAGTGATGCCACCATCAATTTCTGAGTCCATTGGAACATTACCTAAATCTCCACCACCTTCAAGTGGTTCTCCTGTAATTGGGTCAACTGCGTTTGGATCTGGAATTATACCATCTTTAATTTCTTGTTCAATCTGCTCATCCATCTCAATAATTTCTGCATCAGTCTGACGTAATACCTTTCTTCTTACAAAATCATTTGAATAAAACTTACCAATATATGGTTCAATTGTTGCAAGAGTTCCAAGTCTTTCATTCATCATTTCTGATTCTTTAAGTTCTGCAAATTGATTATCATAAATGAAGTCATACTGTATATGTTCACTTATTTTTTCCCAATCATCAGGAGTAACAATATTTTTTAGGATTAACTGAGTTTTCATCATATCATTAAACATTGCAGAAAATCTTTTTCTTAAACGTCCTACGAATTTTGCAAACTTAAGTTCATCTCTTAATATCTCTGATGATCTACCTAAGTTAAATCCACCATCAGATGCAATACGTGATTCTGGAACACCTAATGCACGATATAGTTTCTTCTGGAAATATTCAATATCAGAAAGTTCACCTAAGTTTTGTCCGCCAGGTAATGTTGTGATTTCAGTTCCACGACCACCTTCTCTACGAGGCAACCAGAAATCTTCCATCATAGACATGAACTTACGATCATCTCTTACTTCACCAGTTTGTGCATTGTAAGTTAACTTATTACGGTAACGATTCATTACCTCTCTTAAATATTGTTCAGCTTTAATTTTTGGAAGATTACCTACATCAATATAAAATATTCTTCTTTCTGGTGCTCTTGATAATCTATAAATTACAAGACTATCTTCAATCATTCTTAACTGATTAAGAGATTTAATAGATTTATGGAGGTAAGATAATATATTTCCTTTGTTTCTATCAACTAATCCAGATGTACAATAAACAATTGAATCTTTTGCAATCTTAACACCCTTATTTCCACCTCCTCCTACCATCATTCCTGATGGATAATTTGGTTGGGGAGTATAAACAAAATATTCATCTATCTCAGGATTCGTTATACTAGTATCATCTTGATCCTGTAATGTAGTAAGATCTCTTCTTGATTTTTTCTTTTCTTGTCTTACATGTTTAATTTTAAGTGAATCGATATATCTTAAATCTTGAATACCTTCTTGTGGATTTTTAAAATCAATAACTTTTAAATAACATAGTCTACCATCGACATACCAATTTCTAAAAATTTCATGACACTTTCGATCAAAGTCAAGAATTTCTTTAATTCTATTAAATTCTTCACGAATTAATTTTTTTAATTTATCACTTGCATTTAAATTTGATAATTCAATTTCAACTGGAGAATCATATAGATCACTTACAATTGCTTCATTTACAATGTCTTCTATAGCTGCATCAGCTTCTGGATGCAAAGACATTTCTCTGTATCTTCTTATTAAATCAAATTCAGTTCGATAAACACCTTCAGTATCAACGTAGGATCCATAGAATCCACTCGCTATGTAATTATCATTACCATCCTCATTATTGGGTGGTACTGGTGAAAGTATCGATGGTGATTGTTTTTCTTTATCTTCAATCGAAAAACCAAAAAGTTTTGCCATATTATAAAAAAACTATTATTAAGTATTTATCCAACATCCTCACCACCTGCTAGGGGTGATGTTCCTTTAAATGCTTCCCAGTAATGAACTTGCATCTCTACTGTAAATTCTTCAATGGTGTCTGTAGTATCATAACTTACATCAATAGTTGAGATATTTGTTGGAAATATATCCCAGAATTTATATGATCTAAGCATTGATCCATCACGATCAAGTTGATGAACTATTGCATCTTTTTGATATTCTGATGGATTTGTAATACCAGTAGCATCCTCTAATTTATTAATGGTATTCATCCATTTTTCCATGGCAGACCTAACTGCAAAATCAATATCGTTGATTATTGTAATTGTCCATGTTTCGAATGTTCTGTCACCTGCGACCTTTAAAATACGACCTCTAAATGGTATTTCTACAGGTGTTATAGATGAAGCAGGGAGTGCCGCTGCTTTTACTAAAAATCTTGATTTTTGAAGCACATCGTTATCGATTGCAACCGCATCAGGAAATGCAAGTTCTACTTCAAATAGATTAGGTCTTGCACCACCACCTGTTAGTTTACTTTTAAAGTCACTAATTTTCCTTAGTGGTATGCTATTAATTTGTTTACGGGAAGGCATTTTCTAAACCTCTAAGTTAATTAAACGGAACCGATTACTTCTTCAAATGAAACCCCAGTTCGAGTGGCTACAAATGTAAGACCAATAAAGTTGATTGATCTAGCAGGTTTCACAAAGATGTCTGCCACAAACTCATTACTATCTATGATTGCAGCAGTGTTATTTGTTTCATCACAAATAACCACATAATCTTGAATACCTCTCTTCGCTTGAACATCACGTAGGAAAGGTTCAACAATATTTACAAAGTTTGCCCTTGTAATTTCATCATTAAATTCAAACAACTGATCTTTCGCAGCTGCTGAGATTGCATTTTCAATAAAGATGAATAGACGACGTACGTTTATTCTATCAAATGCTGATGCTTTTGCAAACCCAGTTTTATCACCGAACAGGATTATACCTGCACCAGGTGAGAATACTATAGGATTTATTCTACTTGAGTAGAGTCTGTCTCTCTGTAGTTTAGTTGGATTGTAAGCAAGTTTGACAGAGTTGAGGATAGATCCTCTTGCAGTTCCCGCTGGTGAGAACCATGGGAAATTGTTTATGTCATTGCGAGCACATAATCCTGCGATATC